TGCGTCTGATCTCTCGCCACAGAGCGATATAGACACCGATCAGGGCAAATCTGTTGGCGATCATTTCACACCTGGTGAGATTGAGCCGAGACTGGTGACAGCGAGTTGGGGGGCAGATTCTTTTGGGGGTGCTGTGGTGCGTTGGGCTAAAGAAAACCTTGACGTGGAGCTGTACCCCTGGCAGCAACAGGTGTTGCATGAAGCGTTGCAGCATGATGACGCTGCAGAATTTTTGCATCGTTACAGTTTGACAAGTACAGCTCGACAGCAGGGTAAAACGGTGTTGCTGTCTGCGCTGATCGGGTGGTGGCTTACTGAGTTCAGGTTGTTGCGGGGGTCACCGCAGCAGGTGTTGTCGTTGGCGCAGCTGTATACCACTGCAGAGTTGTTACCGTTGCAGTTGTTTCCTGTGTTAGAAGAGCGGTACGGGTTCAAAACGTATGTCAGCTCTGGGCGTATGATGGCGCAGCACGACGACGGTAGCTGGTGGCGTATCCAATCTGCATCACCTAAGTCTGGGCACGGTTTAACAGTTGACCTGCTAGTTGTCGACGAGTTGTTTGCTGTGTCCGAGCTGGTGATTGACGCAGGCCTGTTGCCTACGCAGCGGGCTAGGCGTTCACCGTTAGCGGTGTTCACTTCGACCGCTGGCACCGAAGATTCAACTGCGTTGATTAGGTGGCGTGAGCGTGGCATCCAACAGATAGAAAAAGGGGAGCCTGGGCGTATCCATTTCGCTGAGTGGTCACCCCCACCGAACATAGATTTTAACGACAGGTCGTTTTGGCATATGGCGAACCCCAGCATGGGGTTGGGTTTCCTAACGATGCAAGACCTAGAGGACGGGTTTAACAGTCCGAACCGTGAAGCCTGGCTACGCACCGACCTGAACCTGTGGACATCAGCGGTAGGTTCCTGGCTACCTCATGGCACGTGGGAAGGGTTAACCACAGACGACGAAATGCCTGCAGGCGGTGTTGTCGCCATTGACAGTGACGCTGACGGGGTGGGCTATGTCGGTGTCAGGGTCGCTAAACGTGCCGACAACAAACTGCAAGTGTTTAGTGAGTTCAGGGTTGAATCGTTGGACGAGATGTGGTTTCAGGCTGAACAGCTCGCCACTGACCGACAGCTGTTGTTGGCGTTGACACCAGGGCTACATGCGTTGTGCCCTACAGAGCTGCAGCGACGCACCACGATATGGGGACAACAGGAGATGACGAAATACACCGCCATCGTCAGGTCGCTGATTATGGAACACAAAATATTGCACCACGACCAAATGTCGCTGAACGAACACGTGAACCGTGCCGTAAGCGGTAGGGCAGCGGGTGGCAAACTCACGATTAGCTCAGCGAAGTCACCTGGCAGCATCGAACAGTGCAGGTGCATGATCGCTGCAGCCGGTCTGTGTGCGAAACCGTCACAAAACATACGCACCCCAATGTTGGGCACTGCGACGTGATAACCTAAGGTGCTAACGGTGACAGTACATATTTGCGGAGACCGTAACGACCGCAGCCAGAGTGCATGACTTCGAAGGAATTGCACGGAGTGCCAGCCTTCGGGCTGGCATTACTGGTTTATAGACCATCCACCTAAACCCGTTCAAATACTGTTAGCGTTGCGTCGTGGGTCTGTTCCGAGCGAAACCAGCACCAGCATTTGGTGTATCAAACATTAAAGCTGCAGCAGGCCGATCGGTACTGCCCAGCACGCTCAGTAATAACGTTGTCGGGGCGAAAGCTGAGCGTGCACTGTCTATACCGACCGTGACACGTGCGGTAGGTCTTATCAGTTCGACTATTGCCAGCTTGAACCTGCGCAGCTACACCCTGAAATGGAACCCGACGACCAGCGAGTACGACAAAAACTATGTGCTCGGTGAGTCGTGGTTTACACGACCTGACCCGAAAGTGACCCGCCAGTTTGTTATCTCTAACCTCGTCAGCGACTTGCTGCTCTACGGGCGGGCGTTTCTGTATGTGACAAGCAGATATGCGACAGGGTTTCCTGCGACATTTCAATGGCTACCCGCTAACACAGTGACGAGCACAGACCAGGGTGACGTGTGGTTTACGACCGCCAGCGACCTGTTCTATAACGGTGTCGAACTAGACACCGACAACGTTGTACAGTTCCTGTCACCGCAGGAAGGTATTTTGTATGCAGGCAATAACGCTATTGACACGGCACACAAACTAGACGAATCAGCTAGACGGTTTGCGAGCAACAGCATCGCAGCCGGTTACCTGCAACAAACCGACGGTGAGCCTATGTCGGGCGAAGAACTGACAGAGTTAGCGTCGGCGTGGGCGCAGGCCAGAAGCGTGAACGCTATCGGTGCACTAAACCAGCACGTCACGTTTACCGAATTCAAATCAAACCCGAACCTGTTGCAGTTGTTAGAGTCCAGGCAGTACGCCAGTTTAGAGCTGGCACGACTCTGCCAGGTGCCCGCCTACCTCGTCGGCGTAGCAGTCGGGTCAATGACCTATATGAACGCACAACAGGCACGGCAAGACCTGCTGACCTTTGGTGCGTCACCGTTCCTGACGTGTATCGCAGAAACCCTGTCAGGTGACAACGTGATTGCTAAAGGTAAACACATAGAGTTCGACACCGACGCATATCTGCGAACGTTCGCTATTGAAACCGCAGACACTATTGGCACACCACGAACAGAACAGGAAACAGAAACGTGATTAGATTTACCGCACAAGCTGTAACGCTTGACGCTGCAGCAGGCGACCAACCCCGCACCATTTCAGGCATTGCGGTGCCCTACGGTGACACCGCCACCGTGCTGAGCGGGGAAACCGTGCAAATCATGCCAGGTGCCTTGCCTGTTGAAGGGGCAGCACCCCGCCTGCTTGCAGAACACGACCACAACCGTATTGTGGGCATGGTCACTGCACGTGAAGAAACCGACCAGGGCATGTTGTTCACAGCCGAAATTGCACGCACCAGTGAAGGTAACGACATCGTCGAGCTGTTGAAAATGGGTGCCTATGACAGTGTATCTATCGGTATTGAACCTGTTGACACAGAGCAAAACGGAAACGTAACCGTAGTAAAGGCAGCGAACTGGCGAGAACTCAGCATCGTGGCTGAGCCAGCGTTTCAAGCTGCCCGTATCACAGAGATCGCTGCAACCGCAGCAGAACCCGACGAACCCGAAACAAACCAACCTGAAGAGGAAACAGAAACAATGACAGAAGAAAACGCAGCGGTCGAAGCAGCAGCCGAAACCGTGCCAACCGCACCAATCGTATATGCACAACCGAAACGGCATTTTGACATGCCGTCAGCAAGCGAATACCTCGCTGCCTACCATGTCGGTGGCGAAACCTTTGAAAAGGTCAATACAGCGTTTGTTGAAGCTGCACGCAGCAAGCAGACCGCTATGCAAGCGGCAGCTGGTGACGTAGTGACCACCGACACCCCAGGATTGTTGCCTGAACCAATCGTTGCGCCAGTGTTCGCAGATTTTAACTATGTGCGACCAGTCGTTAACGCTGTTGGTGCACGTGCAATGCCTGACGGCGGTAACAGCAAAACGTTTATTCGCCCGACGTGGACGACTCACACCAGCATTGACGCACAGTCAAGCGAACTTGCAGCAGTGTCAGCCACCACCCCAGTGATTGCCAGCAACGTGGTCAGCAAAACCACGCTTGCGGGACAGGTCACCCTGAGCGTTCAAGACATAGATTTCACTTCGCCCGCAGCGTTGCAAATCATTCTGCAAGACCTCGCAAACGAATACCTTGACAAGTCTGACGACGTTGCAGCAGACGCAATCGTTGCAGGAGCGTCAGCGTCAGGTTCAACCTGGACTGTGACAGCGAACGACCCGACCAGCCTTATTCAAGCGTTGTACGACGCAGCACGTGACATTCTCGCAGCGACCAACTTCCTGCCTGACCACGTGTTCGTGTCGCCAGATGTGTGGTACAGCCTCGGTCAGCAGCTTGACGCCGATAAACGGCCTGTGTTCCCGTACACCGGCGCAGCAGGTCTCATGGGTGTTAACGGTATGGGTACCGGCACCGTCACGCAGGCCAACACGTTTAACCCGTTCGGCCTTAACCTCGTCGCTGACAAAAACTTTGCTGCAGGCACAATGATTGTTGCACGTGGTTCTGCGATCGAGTTCTACGAACAGGTTCGTGGTATCAGCAGCGTTGAAGTGCCCGCCACCCTCGGACGCACATTCAGCTATTACGGCTATGTCGCATCGTTCATTGCTGACGACTCACAGGTTAAGTCAATCGCTATTGCCTGATAACTAGAAAGACTGCAGCACCCTATGACTACCTATAAAATCACTCAGTCAACACGTGTTGACAACTATGGGGTGCTGCAGTCACTAGAACCGTTAGCGAACATACCGCTAGGGTCATTCATCAACGTTGCAGGGTCTACACGTGGCCTAGACGGTAACCAGCAGGTCGTGTGGTCACTGGTCGAATACGAGCTAGTTAACGTCACTGACGAGGGCGAACTGGTGTTTGACTATGACGTGTATCGCCCTAATCAGGTGATATTTCCGAACACAGGCGACGACTTTGCCTATGGGGTGGACACAGGCACGATCACCTGGGAACCCGAACCAACCTGGATTGTTAGCGCAGACGTTGAAGAGTTTTTAGGAATCTCTGCAGCGACAGCGAACGACACCGCCTATATCGCTACGTGTGTCGGCGCAGCTAACGTGTTTGCCTACCGGCGACGTGTAGAAGCTGGCTACCACGACGACGCAGACGCAGCACCGAACGACGCTGTAAAACTCGGTACAACACTGTATGCAGCGACCCTATACAGGGAGCGTGGCAGCGTTGAGTCGTTCGCATCGTTCGACCAGTTCGGCGGGCAACCACAAATCGGTGGGTCGTTTGGGCGTATCCTGCAGCTGTTGGGTGTCAACAGGCCACAGGTCGGCTGATGTCAGCTACCGGCATTTTTGCTGAAGCCTACGACAGCGTAGTGACAGCGTTAACTGACGCTGGCATAGTCACCGTGACTGACCCCCGTAACGCACGACCTATGTCAGTGTTCGTTGAACTACCTATTGGCGACGTGTTCAACAACAACATAATCGACCCTCGTATTACGTTGCGCCTGTTGGCTGCACCGCCAGGAAACAGCGACAGCAGCTACTACCTGTTAACACTGGCTGACACTATCCACCAGCTAGACACCCTCGCTGTAGTTGACTTTAGACCGACAACAGCAGTAATCGGGGAACAAAATATCCCCGCCTACGACCTCACAGTAAGACTCTCAACTAGGAGAACATAACAATGGCAACAACCACCGTACTATCAAACCCTGCGCTGCTCATTGACGCAGTTGACTACAGCGACCAATGCACGTCGGCAGCGATCACCCTCACAAAAGAATCGCTAGAGAAAACGACCTTTGCAGATACTGCCCGCAGCTACACCGCTGGTTTGACCAGCGTAGAGGTGTCGTGCACCCTGATGCTCGCATACGGCAGCTCAGAAGTTGAGGAGAACCTAGAGTCGATTCTGGGAACCAATGTTGACGTGGAGCTGTACGCCACTAGCAGCACCACCGCCAGCGCAACTAACCCCAAATACACGGTCACAGGTGCTTACCTCGCATCGTTTCAGCCAATCTCAGGCAGCCTGGGCGAATTGCAACAGATTGACATCACTTTTAGTGGCGGAGAATACACCCGCAGCGTTAGCTGATTAGTTAAGAAAGCAGACCCGACATGCAAATAACAATTCAAGTCACCACGAAAGACGCCGACCAATATCAGGTTGACACAGACCTAATGACCACCGTCGCCTGGGAACGCAAATTCAAAACGAAGGCCAGCCACATGCAGCAAAACGGCATCGGTATGGAAGATTTAGCGTTCCTAGCGTATGAGGCCAGCAAACAACACGGCCACGTTGTACCGGCAGTGTTTGACGACTTCATTAAAAAAGTGGTGAAGCTGGAAGTAGTCAGTGAGGGCGACGACCGCCCTACCAACGAGGCA